GTAGCAGCCAGCCCAATCTCCATCCAACTCCAGGCACGAATCTTACGATTCCACCTGGAGAAAGAAGAAGCTTGGAATATGTCGAGAGGCACCTCAAAAGCCGAGTATTCAACACCCACATAAGGGCGCTGAAAACGACAGCCTAGAGGTACACTCTCAAGAAGGTACTCACGTACGTTCCGAAATGCATGAAGCCAAAGAGGCTTCCGCATAGACATATTATGAAACTTGATGATGTTCTCCACAGAGTCGAGAGCATAGTCAAGTGTTAATGGTCTTATATCAAGACCGTTGAACCAATCTGCTCCACAGCTTTCTCGAAACGGACCAGTAATAAAGGTCTTATCGAGATTGTGCCTGAATCCGAGCCTCCATAACGTCGCAATGACGTCTTTGGATACGGATTGTCTGACGATTATGTCATCACCATAGACAACAAAGTCTCCTGGTTTTGCATAGCACGCACAGACAGACGCAAACAGCAGCGTCTCTAAAGGAAAGCAGAAACCGTTTCCCATTGAAGTAAACTTATGATAGCTATGAAGCTCGCCATCAAGAGAATACTTTTTCGCCCGCAGAGCGTTCAATAATTCGAACCACTCTGGAGGGAGAAACCTTCGCACAACTTCAGTAGCGATACTGTCGCTGGCGGAGGATAAATCAATGGTAACAAATGGATCGTCTTGGTCGGGCAGACTGCCTAACCTAGCGAGTTCTTGATTTCTCGTTTGATCTGAGAGATCGAGACCAACCCTCTTGAGACGTCGACGCATTACATTATCGACGCCCTTTTGAAGGTATCCATTTAACAACGGTTCGACGGCAATGGTACGATCTACCAATGTCGTCTTGGGTACGAAAACAATTTTATTATTTTGTACCAGACGTATCTTCTGCACAGCTTCCTCACGGAAGGTTGCGTAGTCCAAGCAAACAGGATCCGCCGGTCTGGGAGTGATTAATTCCCACACATGGAAATCCTGCGCAAGGGCAGATACGGCGTATGGAAGGGCTGAGGGTGTACACGACCATTCTGACGAGAGTAGTTTCCTCGCTAGATTGGTATTCTGACCGTGTACCCCAATAGACGCCCCAGGACCAAAATCGCACTCATCATAAATTTCTCTCAAGTCTGGAGTAAACCCCAGAACGTGAGAAATAAAGCCTGACATCCTTTGATGAATGTCGGCGTGATGGTCAAATCGTCCATTATTTAGACGACTGAACTTCAAGTTGTACCTACGGCATCGTTTCTCAGATGCAGTAAATTTCTCAACCGCCTTAGCTCGCGCGAATTTCTTCACGTCGGCAAGGGGGAAGGGATACTTCTTGATAAGTGCTACTAACTGATTCGCAGCATAGGCTTCCGCTGCAGTGGCATGCACAGCGCCACCATATGAATCAGCCCACGAAAGCAAACGTCCGTAGTCTTTGGCTTTCAATAAGCCTTCGACATGGACAGCCACTTCCGTAGGATAGTCCTCCAAGAGCCTCATAGTACAGTCTACATACTTCTGTAAGCTGGACGTTTTGAGGATTTTGTCGGTTCGCCGTAGCAATTGTGCTAATCCGCTCGACTTTTTGGGGAGCATTACGTTCTCCTTTAAGTATATATCCCACAATATTATAAACACTGTGGAAATGAATGATAGACCATATGGTAATAAGCCACATGAGTCCAAAACCCCACAAAAACTTACGCATAGTACTAACAGGTCCCTAAATTAATAGGAGATCTGCAAGTTCTTTACGAGAGTTTTGAATGAGGCGCTGGACAGATAACTGCCCATATCATTCAAGAGCGAATCAACATCGGCAGAAGCACAACCGACCGGAGTACTAACATTGATCTGACAGATGGCGTTCCCCGTAGGGGTAAGCGCACCGGTCAGAGTGAAAGTACGGGTCAGTTTTGCGCTGGCACGACCTACACCGCTGAAGGTGACAGTGGCTTTAGGCGCCACACGGCTCAGCTGGACATCGTCCAGAACTGAGATTGTATGAGCCGGGCCAATATAACCAACAGCATCCTGACCGAAACGGTCAGCTGTGAAGGTTTTAGCGTTGATGGTAAGAGACATAGGGATAACTCCTTAATGGTATACGTAGGCTACAGATGCTAGCAAAGCGCTAGCGACCCAGCCTACTAATCAAAGTGCTGATCAGCGCAAGGCCGTCGACAATTCGAAGGGAATTAACAACCCCTTCGACTGCTTGTGGCTTGAAACTGATCACAGGCCCTGGAATTCCACTTGCACGAGAGTAGGTTTTCTCCGTGAAAGTATAGACTTCCGATGCGGGCCTGTTCACTACATAATAGAGATCGCTTGGGACATACGTGCCGTAGTATTGTATCACTACGGTGCGAGTACGCTCAATCGAATGCCATGTTTGTAGTGGACGTTTGGTGATCCAAGGGATCAACGCCTCAAGAAACGTACCTACATTTGCGAACCAATCAGCCACGAGGCTGTATGGTAGGAGCTGCCAGGGTAACGCAAGCATACCGCTTGCATCAATCCCAACAGATCCAGCAAAAGATACACTCTCTTCAAGGAGTACACCCGCGCGGACAACAACTTCGTCCGTGTGGGTGCGCGTCCAATAAGAGCGTGCACCACCTAGGTCGCTTCCAGGGTATTGAAGAACCCCAGACTCGGTCGTAGTCTTCGTGACGGTAGATTTGCCACGAGCCGTACGCCGGTGCTTGGCGCCATCTCGCTTTAGCGCTTCAGCAACACCTTCAATGGTTCCGATAAGGGGTCGAACTCCAAATCGGTACTGTAGCCACATATCACGCAGCCATTTAAGGCGTGCGTAGGAATTCCTCGCAGCGCGTCCGGCGGAAGATTTACCTAATCTAGAGTTCCAGATTCGGTTAAGCTTATCGGCGGATTTGCCAAGAGGGTTCCGAAGCATACCTAGGGTCTGTTTGAATTCAGCGATGTCTTCTAAGACGTCAGCTGAATTATTTCTACAATCAGACCAGGCCTGCGTGGAGGCTATCGAGAGAGCTTCAGATATATCACCTGAAGTCAACAAGGTCGCCGGTGGGTACATCATAGAAGCTGAGCCAAACTGGAGCTGTAAACTGCTCGGGTTTGGATAATCAGCAACTTTGTGCTTCACCGGATTAGAACAGCTATTAGCTTTCGTCGTCACCTTCGGGCCTTGGCCAGAAGCTGACGCAATAGATTGCTTGCGGATTAAAGAGTTCACAATCGTGAACCCACCGCGCTGTAACCTTGAGAAATTAGGAACGACCGCGTCATACATCTCCTCGGTTAACCCATAATACGGGCCGGCTAAGGATAGATTCTCAACTCCAGAAGTGCAGTTGAGATCTGTCCGAGTCCAACCAACATTTGGGTGTACCATAGAAGATCGTGATCGCGTTCTCGCTACAGGTGTTATTGTAGTGTCCATATTTCCTCTCCATTGAATTAGTAACATGCAACAAAAGTAACATGCTACAAAGTTTCGTCTCGCCCAAGGGTGAGACAGATCGGCACCTCAAATTAATGAGATGTTCGACCTGTCCTAACTACCACCTGGGGCCCACACGTGTTGCGAACAAGTTGATCCTGTGCAGACAGATGGCCCACATTAAAAACCTGTGGACCGGTCGGCGTAGGAACTTTATCCGCAACATTCATGATAGTGTCAAGAACATCGAGGCCGAAGAGATTAACATCTTTCTTCGACACGAGGTTCCTAACGACAGTATCAAGCGTCTCAACACCATTGGTATTACCCTTTGCCGTTGAGTACGCGTGCGAGAGCCCCATATAAATCAGAGCCTCGAGCTCCCCTGCCACCTTATAAAGGTGAGACAAGGGATGACCAGCATAATCGAAATCAGGAATAGAACCCTCGGCATAGCCATGAGTTTCTCCCAGAATTCGACGATACGTGTCAATTATTACGATTACATCGTGATACTCGCTTGGACCTGACATGGTAGTCTCCTTAGGAAAAGACGAAACAGACCGCAGGTTGTCAACCTGACAGCCAGTAAAGAACGACTCGAATCACTGAGCGTTCACGACACCGCGTAACCAAACTATAGGCTTCTCTACAGCATTGATCAGTTTTTATTAATGATCAATTCAACTGCGAAGCATATAAATGGGGACGTG